GGAACAAGTGCTTTCAATCCAATCTTCCTTCACTGGACGGTTCATCCTGAAAGAGACCAAGCTTGGAGAGACCAACAAGACATCATTCTTGGACCTGCACTTGCTGCCCAAGAGTGTGATGGTGACTTCCTTTCATCGGGTCAATCTGTTGTTGACGGTAATACAATTGACTGGTATCAGAAAACTTATGTATGTGAACCAAGAGAGAAGAGAGGTGCCGAAGGTGCCCTTTGGATATGGGACGACCCTGACCCTAATAAGACATATATGATATGTGCTGACGTTGCCCGTGGTGATGGTAAGGATTATTCTGCCTTTCACATTATGGACATAGAAAACATTGAACAAGTCGCAGAATACCGTGGTAAGTTAGATACAAAATCTTACGGAAATCTTCTTGTATCTTTGGCAACCGAATACAACGATGCCTTACTTGTAGTTGAAAATGCGACTATCGGTTGGGCTGTAATCCAACAAATAATTGACCGTGGTTATCCAAACCTTTACTACACATACAAAGAAGATGGTTATACAGACCCATCGGTTCATATACCAAAGGGATATGACCTCAAAGATAAATCACAAATGGTGCCGGGATTCTCAATGACATCAAAGACAAGACCACTCGTGGTATCAAAGTATGAGATGTACTTCAGAGAACGTGCACCAGTCATCAAGTCAAATCGTTTAGCTGAAGAAATGTTCGTATTCGTTTGGAACGGTGGTAGAGCCGAAGCTCAAACAGGATATAACGATGACTTGGTTATGTCATTTGCTATGGGACTTTGGATTCGTGATACCGCACTCAAACTACGTCAAGAAGGTATGATGCGAACAAGGTTGGCGTTGGACTATATGAGAAAAACAACGTCGGTAATCAGTACAACGAATATGAGAAATCCACTTTCCGATTCTGGTTGGACGATGGACGTTGGGGATAAGAAACCAAACGAAGACCTTACTTGGCTTCTCTAAAAAATGACGTTAGATTATTCTAATCCATATTTATATCTATGGACTAATACACAATAAAAACAGGTGATAAATGGTAATATATCTTACTACAAATGTAGAAAGTGAGAGTTATAATGGCTGAACGAAAATCATTATTTGATCGGCTCCGTGTGCTATTTTCAACAAACGTGGTCGTTCGTAACGTCGGGGGTAAGCGACTAAAAGTAGTTGATACCGCTCGCTATCAAGCAGATGGAAACCCACATACATCAAAAGTTATTGATCGTTATGGGAGATTACACGGAACTCGCGGAACTCCTATTTCTGTTTACAACCAATATAACTCGTTCTCTGCAACAAAGATTGACCTTTACACAGACTACGAGGCAATGGACACAGACGCAATCGTATCATCGGCACTTGATATTTACGCCGACGAATCTACATTGAAAAATGATACAGGTGATGTTCTTTCAATTCGTTCAGATAATGACAACATCAGAAAGATTCTACACAATCTTTTCTATGATATTATAAACATTGAATATAACCTGTGGCCGTGGATTCGTAACCTTTGTAAGTACGGTGACAATTATCTTTATCTTGATGTAAAAGATGAGGTCGGTATCACAAACGTTGTTCCACTTTCACCATATGAAATGCAACGTGATGAAGGAACAGATCCTGAACACATCTATATGACAAAGTTTGTTTACGAAGGCCCACTTGGTAAAGGTGAATTTCAAAATTATGAAATTGCACACTTCCGTCTTTTAGGTGACACAAACTTCCTACCTTATGGTAAGTCAATGTTAGAAGGTGCTCGTAAACTTTACAAGCAACTTGTTCTTATGGAAGATGCGATGTTGATTCACCGTATCATGAGAGCTCCTGAAAAGAGAATCTTCAAGATTGATATTGGTAATATTCCACCAGCGGAAGTTGACCAGTATATGCAGAACGTAATGAATGCAATGAAGAAGACACCTGTTATGGACGAAAGAACAGGTGAATATAATCTTCGTTACAATATGCAAAACCTTCTTGAAGATTTCTATCTTCCTGTTCGTGGTGGCCAAGCTGGTACTAATATAGAAACTCTGGCTGGACTTCAATATCAAGCAATTGAAGACGTTGAATACCTAAAGAGTAAGATATTTGCTGCTCTAAAGGTTCCAAAGGCATATCTTGGATTTGACGAATCACTCGAAGGTAAGGCAACACTTGCAACACTTGATATTCGTTTTGCAAGAACGATTGAAAGAATCCAACGTATCGTTATTTCTGAATTGACAAAGATTGCTATCGTTCACTTGTATGCTCAAGGATACGAGAACGCAGACCTTGTTGACTTTGAACTTTCTCTTACCGGTCCTTCTATCATCTATGAACAAGAGAAGATTGCCCTTTGGAAAGAAAGAGTAGACCTTGCTTCAAATCTGATTGAAAAGCGTCTTTTCTCAATGAAATATGTTTATGCAAATGTATTCAATCTTTCGGAAGATGACGCTGAGTTTGAGAAGAATGAAATCATTGAAGACATCAAACATCAGTTCCGTCAGAAACAAATTGAAAGTGAAGGAAATGATCCAAAGATTACGAAGGAATCATTTGGAACTCCACACGATTTGGCATCTATGAATATTTATGGTGGTAAGAGACCTCAACAAATCAATGATGTGGAAGTTCCTGAAGGTGGATGGCCGGGTGCTGGTAGACCAAAAGAAGGTGGTTCTACATATGGAACAGATAGAAGTCCATTCGGAAGAGATCCACTTGGTAAGAAAGACATCGGTAAGACACTTGATGTAAACCTTTCTCCAAAACATAACTACAAGGGCAATTCTCCTCTGGCAACTGAATCTACAAAACGTGATGGTTTGACAAAGGAAATTAGTGATATGTTGGACTCTATGTCTTTTGGTAGAGTAAAAACAAAATCAATTATTTCAGAAAGTCTAAAACCGGCATCGGAACAAAATACAGAAACATCTAATTTACTTGATGAGTCTAATTTAATGGAAGAAATTTGAGTTTAGGTCATATTTATTTTATGAGTAATATATTACAGGTAAACAAAGGATGAAAAAGATTAAACATTCAAAGTATAGAAACACGGGAATGTTATTTGAACTACTAACACGTCAAATAACATCTGACATCATATCCGGTACCGACTCTATCGCCACGGGTATCTTGAAGAAATTTTTCAACAAGAACACCGAGATGATAAAGGAGTATCGTTTGTATAAAACACTCTGTGAAGAGAAGATGCCAACCGATGCAAAATCACAAATGTTGATTGAAGCAGTCCTTACCGCCCGTAAGAAAATCAATAAGAAGAAGTTGAGTGAAGAGAAATATGAACTTATCAAGTCAATAACAGAAAACTTTGATATAAATTCTTTCTTCCAAACAAAAGTCGGAAACTATAAATTACTCGCATCTGTTTACAAGATATTTGAATATACTGAACTTGATAGTCCTGTGGAAATTACTCGTTCTAAGATGACCATTATGGAAAATATGGTATCTGAATCCAAGAAAGAACTTATTGAAGAGTCGGTATCACTAAAAGACGAACCAAAAGAAATTCGTCTTATGTCCTATAAAATTCTTGTTGAAAAGTTCAATAAAAAGTATGGCGAACTTTCACAAGACCAAAAATCTTTACTCCGCGAATACATCAGCAATGTAAGCAACACAAATAACCTGAAGACATTTGTTCAGGGTGAAGCTTCAAAGATACGAATTTTCTTGGAAGAAAAGATAAAGAAAACAAAAGATAAGACTTTGAAAATCAAGTTGGCAGAAGTCTCTGACTTACTAAATCAATATGGGACAATAAAGAATCTTGATGAAAGTCATATATCGGCCTTACTTAGATACTATGACCTTGTAAATGATTTGAAGGAGATAAAATAATGTCAACAGAAGTTCAACCATACAATTATCCAGCACCAACATTGAGTCAGTTTGAAAGACTAGGACATCCTGGAAAATTTCATAAAGTAATACCATGTACAACTGGAACAACAATATTTACGGGTTCCAATTTTGGTGTAGGTGGTTTGATAGTTCCGACTGGTTCCGTTGGTACGGCGTCTCTTTCACTCGGTGGTGATATTCCACTCGGTATTCTAGGACAAGGTAGTATTCGTATTTATGACTTTTCTTTGAGGAGTGTAAAGGTCGATAGTGGAACGGTTTATGTACTAATTCGTAATCAAGTGGCAAAGTAATATGAACATAGAAAAATTCATAAAAAACCTAAAAGAATCTGAATCATATAAGAAGTTCAGAGATGAAATGAATGAAACTAGTACCACTAGCATGGTTGCTGGATATGACACACCAAAGGCATTTTCTCCCCAAGATGGAGAAGGCAAAGAATCTTTTGATGCAAAAACAAAAGACAATGCAGAACAATTTGGATATAAAGTTGTACCAAAACAAAAGAGAAGAAATTCAATATCCAAAGAACAATATGCAAACTCTTTCACAAAGAGTGAGTCTGTTTATAAGATGGCAATGAAAGCTCTTCACGAAGCATCATATAAAGAGTACCGTGGTGATAAAACAAAAACAACAAGTGAAAAGATAAACACTTCTATTAAAGAATTGAACCAATCTCTTCTTCGTGTAGAACGTGCTGTTGGACACGCTCTTCGTCTAAAGACAGAAATGGCAGTAGACCAAAGAACCCTTTGGCGTTCATCACATAGTCGTCTCGTAAAAATCGGTGAAAGACTAAACAGAATTGGTAAGAAAATAAACGAATTGGGTGCCTAATAATGAAACATTTACTTGTAGATACAATACTTTTTTCAGCAACCCCACGTCAATTGAACGAATCATCAGATAACGGTGGTAAACTTATCGTATCGGGTGTTCTTCAACGTGCAGAGGCAAAGAATCAAAATGGACGTGTTTATCCAAAAAAGATTCTTATGCGTGAAGTTGCCAATTACAAGAAAACACAAATCAAAGAAAATCGTGCTCTCGGTGAGTTAGACCACCCCGATTCATCTGTTATCAATCTTCGTAATGTTTGTCATAACGTTCTTGATGTAAATTGGGACGGTGATGATGTTGTTGGTAAAGTAGAAATCCTCCCCACTCCTTCAGGAAACATTCTAAAGAACCTTCTACAAGCTGGAATTCGTCTTGGTATATCATCCCGTGGTATGGGTTCGGTGAAAGAAATAAATGAAACAACGGTCGAAGTCCAAGATGACTTTGAGTTGATTGGTTGGGACTTTGTATCAAATCCATCTACTCATGGTGCATTTATGTACCCTGCCGGTGCTGGTCAAGTTGTTGGTGAAGGTCTAATCAAAGAAGGTGTTGACCTCAAGACTATTGCTAAGATTGACCCTAAACTTCAACGTATAAACGAGAACATCACAAAGATTATTTGTGAAATTGGCGATGTATGTGAATGTATATTTTGATAGGAGTAAATGATGCCTGCAGTTAGTAAACAACAACAGAAATTTATGGGACTTGTTCTTGCCTACAAACGTGGGGAAGTTCCTGCTTCAAAAGTAAGTAAGAATGTAAAACAAGTTGCAGCTTCTATGTCAGAAAAAGAACTTGAAAAATATGCCGGAACAAAACACAAAGGTCTTCCAAATAAAGCGGAGTCAGTAAAAATGACAGAAACAAAGAAAAGTAAGATTCGTAAGATGGTAAAAGAAACTGTAACTAAATTTCTCCGTGAAGGTGAAGATGAAAAACAAGAAACACCAGAAAGAGTCTTGACACCGGAACAAAAGAAACTTTATGTTGAACTCATCGGCAAGTATAATCAGTTCGGTGAATCAATCTATCGTCAAGGTAAACTAAAAGAAGCTTACTCAAACATCAAAAAGATTGTTGAATTTGCTTCAAAGAACATCGTAGACGAATCCGGTGATTGGTTTGATGGAATGACTCTTTCACGTCATACTCGTAAGATGAATGAATCATTCAAGATCTTTGAAAAGACAGTAAATGAAGTAACAAAACTTCAACAAAGACTCGAAGCGGTTTATGAAGAAATTGGTGAAACACTCGGCAAATACTATGAAATCAAAGAAAAAGGCGATGAAGAAACGCCTGAATCGGTAAACGAAAAAAATCAAAAATAAAAAGGAAATAGGTTATGTCAGATCAAGTTTACAGCAACAGACCAAAAACAGCACACGTCAAGGTCAAAGGAAATGGAATGAACATTGACCTTATGTTGAAGATTTTCAAACGTAAGGTAAAGGAAAGTGGAATACTTGAAGAATATAAGAGAAGGACTGAATACATCAAACCTTCTGAAAAGAAAAAAGATAAAATGAACGCATCTCGGAAGAGACAAAGAAAGCTTGACCGAGAACAAGAATAACTAACTCGGTGAAGATGATAAAACTAAAAAACATATTACTTGAAAAGGATGAAAAACCTGCTAGTGAGAACCCCGATAAGATGCTTGTAAAGAACAAGGAGAGTGGGAAGTCTTACTATATAAGTAAGGATAGTTTTGACCCATCTGTTCACGAAAAATCAGAACCAAAAGAAAAAAAGAAAAAAGAAGAACCCGCGAAGGAAACAGAAGAAAAACCAGCAGATGCTGGTGATTCTGGTGGAGATCCAATTGCAGCTGCTTTTGGTAAAATTGACCAGAAAGAAAAGGAGCAGAAAAAGGAAAAGGAAAAAGAAGATGAAAAAAATCTGCCGCCTCATAAAAAACTTGAAAAGAAACTGGGTTCTTATATTTATCTTGATGATAAAGAAAAAGAAGAAATTGTTCAAGATATACAAAATACAAGACCAGACTTGAAAAATAAACTCATAAAATTTGAGTTTACTTCTTTCTTCCGTGAATATGATAATCTTCTTCAAACACTCAAAACTCAAGACGAGGTTGGTGATAAAGAAGGTTCAAAGAAAACGGTGGTTCAAATTAGAAAAACTGCAAAGCGATTTCAATCAATCGCTATTGCAAAATTAGCAGCACTTTCAACATATAAAAGTGATGAACAAACAATACAAGCTGCAAAATATTATCACAATGATTCTTTTTCTATAAATTCTTTTTTACGTGAAGGTAATAAAATCTCTTGGTCGAAGGACGAATTGGAAAAGGTAATCAAATCAACACCAGATGCGAAAACGTCAATGCCAACAAAATATAAGATGTATAACATTTTGTTGATGGACGAACATTTCAAATCACCAGGTGCTGTATTACAAAATGATACAGTTGTTTATCGTGGTATAAAAAAAGAAATACTCCAACAGTTTATTGAAGCTGGGGAGTGGATTGATAACGGATTCGTTTCTACAACACTAAACCCACTCATAGCGGAAGATTTTTCAGATAGAAATCTTCAAACTCGTGGTAAGACTGCAATTTTTGAGATAAAGCTAACTCGTGGTTCACGAGTTTTGATGTTACCATGTGAGGAAGATGAATTTTGTATTGAGTCCGAAATAACACTACCAAGAGGATGCCGATTCAGAATAGAGAAACACGATAAAAAGAAGAATATCTATACAGTATCAGTGGAGCAACCAAATGCCTGAAGAAAAAGAAGTAGAAAAACCAAAGCCATCACAACGATTCATTTATGACGAGGAAGATGTTGCCCACATTTTCAGACTCGGTGATACAGGAACGATATTTGATAAGAACGAAAATACAGAAAAATCAAATATTTTACTAAAAAAATTAGTTCCAAACAAGAAAAAAGTGATAAAATAAATTAGTTACTTATATTTATGAGTATAATACTCTATACATATAGAGTCAATACTATTTTTACTGTTAGATAGGCGTTATCAATAACCCTGAAATTAGTTGGAGACTACAATGACAGATTTACTGAAAGAAGCAATCGCAGATGCAAAGGCAGTCCGTGAAGTGGCACTTGCCAATGCTAAGCTTGCTCTCGAAGAAGCCTTCCAACCACGTATTCAATCCATGATCGCAACAAAACTCTCAGAAGAAGCCGAGTCAGACGAAGAAATGACAGAAGGTGAAGATGAGTGGTATATGGAAGGCGAAGAAGGTGAAGAAACGATGGAAGAAGGTGATGACGAAGAAATGCCGGTAGAAGAAGGCGACGACGAAGAACCAGCAATGGAAGAAGGCGACGAAGAAATGCCGGTAGAAGAAGGTGATGATGAAGAGACACCAATGGAAGAAGGCGACGACGAAGAAGCCCCTGCCATGGAAGAAGGTGATGACGAAGAAGAGATTGATGAAGACCTTATGGAAATCATCCGTCAACTCGAAGAAGAACTCGACTCATCAGAGATTGGAAAGGGTGATAACAAGCAACCTTCCAAGTATGCTTCAGATGACCACACAGAAGACAAGAAAGAAAAGCTTGTTCAGTTGGCTGAAGAAGAAGAGGAAGAAGCACCAGCAGTAGAAGAAGGCGACGATGAAGAAACTGACATCAAAGAAATTCTCCGTGCTCTTCGTGAAGAAGATGAAGAAGCCCCTGTTGAAGAGGCTGAAGAAGAGACAATGGAAGAAGGCGAAGATTCAGAAAAAGCTGAAATGGAAGAAAAGGTAAATGAGGCATATGCCGTTATTCAATTCCTCCGTGAAAAGTTGAACGAAGTTAATCTTCTTAACTCTAAGCTTCTTTTCTCAAACAAACTGTTCCGTTCTTACTCTCTCACAGAGTCACAAAAGGTCACAGTTATTGAAAACTTTGACCGCGCAGGTAGTTTGCGTGAAGTCAAGTTGGTTTATGCAACACTTGCTGAATCATTCAAGGGTCGTTCAATGAAGGCACCAAAGCCAACAAAGACAACATCTTTGAAAGAAGCATTTGCAAGTAAGCCACAGGCAAGCACACGTCCATCTAAGAAGATTCTCACAGAATCAAACGAGGTGGCAGATAGATTTAAGAAATTAGCAGGTTTATTATAACTTTTTATATTGGAGACACATAAATGAGTATTCAATCAATTTTAGGCTCTACAAACTCAGCTCATAAGAATCTTATGAATGAGAACAAGGGCGCTATCAAGAAGTGGGAAAAGACAGGACTTCTTGATGGTATCAAGACAGAGTTTGAAAAGAACTCTATCGCGGTTCTTCTTGAGAACCAAGCAAAGCAACTTATCGACGAATCATCACGTACAGGTACAGCAGCTGGTGCAGAAGAATGGGCTGGCGTTGCACTTCCACTTGTTCGTCGTATCTTTTCTGAAATCGCAGCTAAGGATTTCGTTTCAGTTCAACCTATGAACCTTCCTTCAGGTCTCGTGTTCTTCCTTGACTTCAAGTATGGAACGGCACAACCAGGATTCATGAATCCAAACGATCCACTTTATGCTGGCAGAAATTCTCAGGGTGATTCGGTATTCGGTGTTACTGGTGCAGAAGCAAACGGTCAAGATCCTTCAGGCGGTCTTTACGGTGCTGGTCGCTTTGGTTACTCAATCAATGATACAACAGCAACTGTTATATCTGGAGCAACACTTAGCAACAGTGCCTTCACAACTGGCTCAGTATCAACTTCTTCAAAGGCAGTTTATGAATTCGATACAGAATTTGAAGCAGCTTACCTTTCTTCTTTGAATGGTAATAAGTTCTTCACAGTTACAGTATCAACTGGTTCATTGACAAACCCAGATCTTGAAGGTGTTCGTGCATTCAAGATTTCTGGTTCAACAATCAAGGGTTATTTCCCACAGTTCACATATACGAACTCGTCAAACACACAAATTACTTTCGTTGTTTCTGCATCTGCAAATCCAACAGAAGTATTTGTTACATATCAGAAGCAGCCAATTGCATCACAACGTGGTGACTTCGAAGAGCAATCATCAGGTGCAGACGTTGGTATTCCAGAAATCAATCTTGAGCTTCGCTCAGAGTCAATCGTTGCTAAGACACGCAAGTTGAAGGCAGTTTGGACTCCTGAATACGCTCAAGACTTGAACGCTTACCACTCAATCGACGCTGAAGCAGAATTGACATCAATGCTTTCTGAGTACATTTCACAAGAAATCGATCTCGAAATCCTTGATATGCTTATCAAGAACGCTCAGACAACAGAAAGATGGTCAGCTCGTATCGGTCGTACATATGATGCCGCTTCAAGTGGTTTCTCTGACTACGCAACAAACCAAGCAGCAGCTGCAGCGTTCAACCAGCAGACATGGTTCCAAACACTTGGTACCAAGATTCAGAAGGTATCAAACTCTATCCACCAGAAGACACTTCGCGGTGGTGCTAACTTCCTCGTATGTTCACCACAAGTCGCAACAATCCTTGAGTCAATCCCTGGATATGCTGTAGACGGTGAAGGTATGAAGTTTGCGATGGGTGTTCAGAAGGTTGGTCAACTCAATGGTCGCATCACAGTTTATAAGAACCCATATATGCTTGAGAATCAAATTCTCGTCGGTTTCCGTGGAACACAGTTCCTCGAAACAGGTGCCGTCTATGCTCCTTATATCCCACTCGTGATGACACCGTTGGTCTATGACCCAACGAACTTCACACCACGTAAGGGTGTAATGACTCGCTACGCTAAGAAGATTGTCCGTCCTGAATTCTACGGTCTCATCCAAGTAGAATCACTCGGTGACATCTAATCTATCTTTGAGATAGAAGTAAATTGAAGAAGGGAGTAAGAAATTACTCCCTTTTTCTTTTGTTAGACCATATTTATATGAAATGTAACTATATTAGACATATGCGAGGATTTACCAATGGCGAAATCAAGAAACTTTAAATCACACGATACTAGATCTGAAAAATCTGGTGTGATAAAGCTAAAATCAATTATGAATGAAGTAAAAGCATCACAATTGAGATCAGTTAATAAAATTGGAAAAAATGCTTCAATAAATGAAAATGCACTACAAGCTATTCTTTCTTCCGGATTTCTCAATAAAAGACAATCGGAAGCACTTTCACTTTATTTTGAACATCATGGTATAACATCAATTAACGAATCAGTTGTTCGTCGTATAGATAAAGACATTATAAATCTAAATGAAGGAATCTTCGATATTGCAAAAAAAGTTGTTGATAAAGCAAAAGAAGTTGGTGGAAAAGTAGTTGGTGCGGTAACAAATTTTGGCAAGCAATATATCGACGCGTTCAAGGTTGGTTGGAATGCTGTGAAGAAAATATGGGGTAACTTTAAAGATTTAGTTCTTGAATTAGTTGAAAAAATCAAAAACAGTATAAAGAAAATATATGAAGCCGCTATGGCAAAAATAAATCAAATAGCTTCTAAACTTTCGTCTAAACTTAGTGGAACTTTTTTAGGAACATTCATTGAAGAACATCCACACGAGCCAACTGATTTGGCGAAAGAGTTTGGACAGTTAACAAAAGTAGTAAACCACTTAGCATCAGCACAAAAATCTATTGTTGATGGTGAACTATATGAAAAAACAATGGTTGATGGATCATTTACACCAGAAGATACTTCCGGTATAAAAGACGAAAAAGAAATAGAAGGCGATTTTGCAGAACTTGCAACAGAATCTTATATGAGAGTTTTTTCAAATAGAAATTATCTAAAGCAATTACATGAAATAACTCTAAATCCTCTAAACGAAGGTGGACATATAGAAGATCATTTCAAAAATAACAAAGTTGTTTATTATATCATAAAATGGGGTATGTTTGCTTTCAAGGCGGTTTTTAGTCCGTTCTCACTTATAGCATCTAAAATTGGTAGTTTTATGATAGGGAAGGGATTATTGAAGGGAACTTCTTGGGTTTCTAACAAATATAAAAATGGACCAGGTGTTTATGAATTTGCTATTCTAACACTTCTTATTGGTGAAGTTTTGGAAATCATAGAAGAAGTCAGTTCATTTGTTAGTGCAGACCATCTTGGTGTAATTGCATCTCTCGTAAAACCATTTCTTGGCGTACTCGGTCCACTCCTTGATATAGGAATGGCAGCACTCCACGTATGTCACATTATTATTGTTGCATGGGCGATTGCAACTGTTATAAACAACTTACTCCCATTATTCCAAAAAGCTCATAAAGAAAAGGGTAAAGAAATGGAAGCTGGTGGGGAAGAAGGTGGTGGAGAGCCAGAAGTTCAAACCGCTGGTTATAAACCAAGAGGTTCGTTCAAATTGAAAGAAGGTAAACTGATATTCGTTCAGTAACGTAACAAAAATATAATTCTGAAAAGGGTGGACATTCGTTCACCCTTTTTAGTTTCTACAAACTATTTATAACATATGGATATATTCACAGATTACATAGACCTTGTAAAACTCGGAATATCGAGTCTTGTCACACTCTTGGGTGTGTTTTTGTCTTGGTTTCTAAAATACAAGTACGGCGAATATAAACACAAGAAAGTTACCCGTGAAATTTCTCAATCAAAATTAGTCCAGACAATACTTGAACAACAACTCTACGAGTATGGATGTCAACGTGCTTTTATTCTTCAACGTCACAACGGTGGTAAATTCAAAACAGGTCGTTCTATGAACAAGTTATCAACAACCTTTGAAGCACTTGAAGAAGGAGTTAGTACAGAGTTCAAAGAATACCAAAATTTACCAACAACACTTTATTCAGGTTTAGTAGAATCTGTTTCAACCGAACGTGGTATATTCCCATCAATAGAAGACATAGATGATATACTAACAAGAGCCTTCTTCACACAACGTGGAACGAAGTCTGCTGTTGTATATCCAATTATGCGTGGTATGGAACTGATGGGTATGGTTGGATTCGAATGGACACATAAGTCCAAAAACATGGAGAGTTCTTTTGTTGAACTCAAACACGACGGTAAAGTTATAGGAGAAAC